CCACAGGTATACTTCGTAATTCAATCAATAGACAGAACACCTATGGTTTAATTTCTAAAATGAACTATGATGTTAATGATGACTTGGAAGTTCAAGTCGGTATTGATTGGAGAACTGCAGGTATCGAACATGCTCGTGAGGTTCGTGACCTACTCGGTGGAGACTACTATGTAGACTTTGCTGATGATATGGCGCCAGATGGAAAGAAAGTTGGTTTAGGTGATATAATTGCTTATCACAATGAAACAACTGTTGATTGGTTCGGTGCTTTTCTACAAGGTAAGTACGACATACAGAAGTTCAACCTTTATGGTATGGCTGGTATATCCACTATTGGGTATTCTTACTTAGACCATTTTGGTGGAGAGTGGTCAACCTTTGATGGAACAGGCGCTCCTACTTACTCTAAAAAAGACAAAGTAGAAGCTGATAACATTACAACCTTTCAAGTAAAGGGTGGTGGTGTATTTAATCTTGATGACAGATTATCAGCATTCGCTAATCTTGGGTATGTGGAAAAACCACCTATTCTTGATAATGTGATTGACTATGATGGTAATGTTGCTACTAATCCAGACAATGAGAAATTTCAAAGTTTCGAAGTTGGTGGAAACTACAGTAGTGGAATGGTTGCTGTTAAGGGTAGTTACTACAACACACAATGGAAAGATAGAAACCTAACCAAATCTGTGGAAACAGGTGCTGGTGATTCGGGTGATACTGATATCATCTATCTTACAGGTGTAAACCAAAGTCATAGTGGTGTTGAGGTTGAAGCTAAAGTTGCCTTACATGAGATGGTGGAATTAGATTTCGCTTTCAGTAAAGGTGATTGGTTCTTCGATGGAGATGCCAAAGGTGATTATTTAGAACAAGAGTATAATGATGATAACCAAATCATTGGTCAGATGACTACTGAATATGTTTATGCTCTTAATAATCTAAAGGTTGGTGATATGCCACAAACTGCTTATGTTGGTGGTTTAACACTAAAACCAATCAAAGGATTGAACATTCAAGGATTGTTAAAATTCTATGATGACAATTATGCTGATTGGTCACCAGACTCTCGTGAAGTTGATGGAGATGCTGATAGGACACAAGTATGGAAAGCTCCTAGCTATAACAAACTTGACCTACACTTATCATACAATCTTCCAGAGATTGCTGGTTTAGACTTGACTCTACATGGTCATGTCTTTAATGCTCTTGATGCAGTTTATGTTCAAGATGCTACTGATAACAGTAAGTACAATGGGTATGGTGATAAACTTCACTTGGCTCATAATGCTGAAGTATTCTTGGGTACACCAAGATACTACAACTTAGGACTAACTGTTAATTTCTAAGATGGTAAAATTTGGGGGCTTGAAAAAGCCCCCTTTTTTATCAAAAAAACACTTGACTTGAATGGTGTTTTAGTTGTATATTTACATATCGAAAATGGGGATTTTATAATCTAAATGTATCAAAATATTTATTATGACAATAAAAAACAAACAGTCCATATATGGGATGATAAAACAGGATATTATACCTTACCATATAAAAGATATGCTTATATAAAAGATAGAGCTGGTACTCATATATCATTATATGGTGACAAATTAAAGAAAGTATATCGATTTAATCCAGAAACACCAAATTTATTTGAATCAGATGTTCCACCTGAAACTCGTATGTTAGTAGATAATTATACAGATTCAGAAGAGTTGTCTACAGGCCATCGCATTATGACAATCGATATTGAGGTAGAAGTTACCGATGGCTTTCCATATCCCGAAGATTCTAAGGATAAGATAACTGCTATAGCAATTCACAATTCAGAAGAGGATGAGTATTATTGTTTGGTGTTAGATGAAAAAAAGAAGCTCAGCTTAAAATCAAAAGACAATGTAATTATTGAATCCTTTGAAACGGAGTTTGATTTATTACAAAGATTCTTTCTAAAGTATTTAGATTGGAAACCAACTATAATTACCGGTTGGAACTCAGACTCATTTGATATGCCTTATATTTATAATAGAGCTTGTAAGGTTGTTGGTTCTGATATAGCTAGTTTAATATCTCCCATAAGAGAAGTAAAATGGAACAAGCATCGAAAGAGATATATGTTTGCTGGTGTTAGCTGCTTGGATTATCTGGCATTATATAAATTATTTACTTATACACAGCTATCATCTTACAGATTAGATGCTGTAGCTGAACACGAACTTAGTGAAAAGAAGGTTGAGTATAGTGGAACACTCAATGACTTATATGAAAATAATATAGATAAGTTTGTAGAATATAATATTCATGATGTTAGGCTTGTAAAGAGATTACACGATAAACTAGACTTTATAGATATGGCTAGAGGTGTGTGTCATGTAGGTCACGTTCCTTATGAGGATGTTTACTTTTCATCCCGTTACTTAGAGGGTGCTATATTAACCTATCTGAAAAATTTGGAAATAGTTGCACCAAACAAACCACTAAGACCAAAGATGAATAGTGAAGATAAGTTCATAGGTGCTTATGTTCAACAACCACAAAGAGGTAAACACGATTGGGTATTTGATTTAGATATCACATCTATGTATCCATCGGTTATTATGTCTTTAAATATATCACCTGAAACTAAGATGGGTAAGTTAAAAGGTTGGAATGTAGAAGAGTTTATGAAAGGAACAAAGAAAACATATACTCTTATGCAGAATGATACAGAGATGGGAAAGCTTACTGAAACAGAACTAAAAGATTTCTTTGATAAAAATAAAGTTTCAGTATCTTCTAATGGTGTTCTATATCGTAGTGATAAGAAAGGATTGATTCCAGCTCTATTAGAAAAGTGGTTCGATACTCGTGTGGAGTATAGAAAGTTGATGAAGAAGTTCGGTGATGCTGGTGACAATGATAAGTATACTTACTTCAAAAGTCGTCAGCTAATACAGAAGGTAGTACTAAACTCTTTGTATGGTGTATTGGGTTTGCCAGTATTTAGGTTCTATGACTTAGATAATGCTGAGGCTACCACACTTACAGGTCAGGAACTGATTAAGTTTACTAAGAAGATTGGTAACCATTTCTATAATAAAGAGTTGGGTACTGATAAGGACTATTGTATTTATATAGATACAGATTCGGTATTCTATTCAGCGCTTCCATTAGTTAAGAAGAGATTCCCTACTATGGATTACGATAGTGAGACTATGATGAGTAAGAGGATATTGGATGTGGCTGATGAGATGCAGGGTTTTCTAAACAACTCTTATGATTACTTTGCTAAAAGGTTTTTAAACTTGGATGTACATAGGTTTGAGATAAAGCAGGAGTTGATAGCTAAATCAGGTTTGTTCATTGTTAAGAAGAGATATGGTATGAAGATTATCAATGATAATGGAGTAAAGGTAAACAAACTGCATGTAAAGGGTTTGGACTTGGTTCGTAGTAACTTTCCAAAGGCTATGGGTGAGTTACTGAAGAGTGTGTTGGAAGATATTCTGGCTACTGTACCAAAGGATAAGATAGATGAGAGGATTATAAACTTCAAAGAATCTATGAAACTATTAGACTTTGATAGGATAGCGATGCCAACAGGTATAAATAATCTAAAGAAATATACAGATGGTAAATCAGGCAAATTTACAAAGTTTGCTAAGGGTGCGCCTGCTCACATCAAAGCAGCTATCATTTATAATGATTTATTAAGACATTTTGGTATTGATAAAAAATATGAGAAAATAAGTAACTCTGAAAAAATTAAGTGGGTTTACCTTAAACAAAATGAATTAGGATTAGAATCTTGTGGATATAAAGGATACGAAGACCCACCACAAATAATAGATTTTATCAAAAGTAATATTGACTATAAGAAGATGTACGCTCAGATGTTAGAGAAGAAGATTATGATGTTTTATGAAACTCTAAAATGGAATGAGCCGGTAAATAAAAAAACATCAATGGAAAGATTTTTTTGATTTTGACAAATAACTTTGATATATATGTATATATCAATTAATAAATAAGGAGTAATAAATGAATAAACATTCATTGAATCGTTTTATCGATAAATACTATCTTGGTGGGAACTGCTCATCGGTGGTGATTAATAGTAAAGGTGATAAGCTTTCTACTAGATTCATTACAGGTGATAAGAACCTTCTTGGAGAACTTCATATGACAGGATGGAATTTTGATGAAGCTGATTTAGGTGTGTATAACACAGAGCAGCTTGTCAAACTACTATCGGTTCTATCGGAGAACATATCGATGAACTTAACAAAGGCTGGTGATAAAGCAGTATCCTTAAAGATATCAGATACCAATTCTGATGTTCAATACATGCTTTCAGACTTATCGGTTATAAGTTCACCACCCAATCTTAAATCTATACCTGACTTTGAGGTAAAGATTAAGGTTGACAAATCCTTTATGACAAAGTTTGTTGCTGGTAAAGGTGCTCTAGCTGATACTGATAACTTTACAGTATTAACTGATGATAAGGGTGTGAGGGTTGTAATCGGTTATGCTGAAATCAATACTAATCGTGTTACTCTTCCTGTAGAAACAGAATCTTATGATAAGATTGATAATGTTTCTTTTAATGCAAACCTATTCAGAGATGTATTGGTTGCTAATAAAGAGTGTGAAAGCGCTACATTGGAAGTCAGTTCAGGTGGTTTAGCTCGTATCAATTTTAAGATTGATGAGTATGATGCTACTTATTACTTGGTTGCAGATACCGATGTGTAATGGAAACAACGTATGTAGATAAATCAAGAGTATCTATTAGACCAATATATAAACCATTGGCTAAGGATATAATTGAGAAAAACCATTACAGCGGAAGATTGTCGTCTTGTAGATACCCATTGGGAATTTTCTACAAGACAGACAACCCTCATCAATTCTTTGATGAAACCGAAGAGAAATTAATCGGTGTTGCTTGTTATGGATTTCCAGTTGGTAGGAGAGTTGTGGGTTCTATTTTTAAAGAGGAGATTATAGAAAACAAAAACGTATTGGAACTAACTAGATTATTCATACACGATGGTTATGGTAAGAATATAGAATCTTTAGCAATATCATTATCATTCAAATGGATGAAACAATATGCAAAAAACATAAAGGTTCTAATATCATATGCTGATCCAGAGCAGAGTCATGATGGTGCTATCTATCAAGCTACTAATTGGATATACCAAGGTTGTGGTGATTTTCAGTTAGCACCCACATACTCTTTGAAAGTCAAAGAAGATGATGACTGGATGCATAGTAGAAGTGTGTATTCTAAGTATGGTTCAGCTGCTCCAAAGAATTTGATAAAAGCCATAGGTCAAGACTTTTGGTTGAAGAAGGAAGCTAGTAAACATAGATACATTTATTTTCTTGGTAGCAAAAAAGAAAACAGAAACTTTCATAAAATGATGAAACATCCTGTTATGAATTATCCAAAGAATTATAAACACGATGTTGAAATAACAAAAATAGAGGTAGATAACAACAAATGGAAAAATTAGAACATAGTTTATGGGTTGAGAAGTATCGGCCAACATCCTTAGATACTTACATTGGAAATGAACATCTCAAAAGTAAAGTGTCTGTATACCTTGAGAGTGGAGATTTACCACACCTTTTATTGTATGGAAAAGCCGGTACAGGTAAAACCACTCTCGCTAAGTTATTAGTTAATAATATAGAATGTGACTATATGTACATCAACGCTTCTGATGAAAATAGTGTAGATACAGTCCGTACCAAAGTTCGTGGATTCGCTTCTACGATGGGGTTTAAAGATTATAAGATTATAATCTTAGATGAGTGTGATTACATCACACCTAACGCACAAGCCGCTTTGCGTAACCTTATGGAGACTTTCTCAAAACACTGTAGGTTCATACTGACTTGTAACTTTGTAGAAAGAATCATCGACCCAATCCAAAGTCGCTGTCAATCATTTCAGGTAATACCACCATCAAAGAAAGAAGTTGCTATTCATATGACAAACATATTGAAAGAAGAAGAGGTTGCTTCTAAGATGGATGATATAGCTGGTTTGGTAAATGCTGGTTATCCTGATATTCGTAGGGTAATAAACTCTTGTCAAAGACAAGTTGTGGATGGTATGTTGGTTGTAGATAAACAATCTTTGGTGGAGAGTGATTACAAAATTAAGTTATTGGAGATAATTAAAAAGGAAAGTAAGAAGGATGCATTTAAGAGCGTGAGAAAGTTACTGGCTGATAGTCAAGTGACAGATTTTGCTGAATTATATAAATTGATGTATGACGAGGTTGATTCATACGGTACAGGACATATAGCTGAATGTATATTAATTATTGCTAAGTATCAGTTATCGGATGGCCAGGTGGTTGATAAAGAGATAAATGCTATGGCTATGATAATAGAATTATTAGGAGTTATAAAATGAACATGAAACCTAAGAAACCAATAAAACAACCACAAAAACAAGTAAACATAGAGGATACTGAATCTCTAGTATGTGATGATTGTGGCAATTATACATTTATAAAATCTTATTTTATAAGAAGATTGTCACCATTAATGTCACCAACAGGACAAGAAGCTATGATACCAATTGAGGTTTTTTCTTGTGGTAATTGTGGTAAAGTTCCAGATAAGATGATGCCAAAAAATGACAGTTAAAAAGAAAAGTCTATTCGATCATGTTAATCAAGTAACATCAGTACAAAATCCCAACTATTGGGAAGATATTTCGGATGAGGATAAGAAGTCTTGGTCTAATTATATGGTTAATAGATTTTTATCTATGAAGCCCGATTGGATTGATTTGGTTAATGAGGTTCAGAAATATCCACTAGAACCAAAACATTTATATAAAGTTTACACAAGCTTTTTACCAAAGAAAAAACAATGGTTGAGATATATTAAAGGAGATAAGAAAATGAAGTATCCTAAATGGGTTTATGAAATAGTAGCTAAACACTTACAATGTAGTATGAGGGAAGCTAGTGATGCCGTAGATATGTATGACATTTCACATGGTGGACAAGCTGAGCTGGGTGATATACTACTAAAATATGGTGTTGAAGAAAAAGAAATTAGGAAATTAGGACTTATATAGTGTCAGTAAAAGACTTTACAGTTGAAGAAATACCCCGTAAAGCAGTTAAAAGTTTCATTGAAAAACATCATTATTCTCATAACATAAATGGTATACAATCATATCACCATTTCGGTTTATATACAGATGGTAACTTTGGTTTACCAAAAATGATTGGAGCTATGTTATATGCTATGCCTTCAATGCCAGCCACTGCAGCTAAATATAATCCTATTAATCCTGATAGATGTATGGAGCTGAGAAGATTGGTTTGTATTGATGATACACCAAAGAATACAGAGAGCTATTTTATAGGTAAGACATTGAGGTGGCTAAAGCATAATACAGATATAGAGGTTATAGTTTCTTTTGCTGACCAACACCAAAACCATTCTGGTATTATTTACAAAGCTAGTAACTTTGATTACTTGGGCGAAACTGCAAAGGCTAGGGTGTTGATGGTGGATGGTAAAGAATACCATAGTAGGTCTTTAAATCAACATCGTAGACCATATGGTAGGGAGTTAAAGAGAAGATATGATGAGGGAGATGAAAATATATATTTTGTTTCCAGAAAACCTAAGCATATTTATACATACTATCTAAATAAAAAAATCAAAAGACAAATAAAAAAGCTTGACTTGTACACCAAAAATGTGTAAATTTAAGCATAGAAAAAGAGGATTATATGAGTAATATAAAAGAATCAAACACTAAGGTAGAATACACAGATGTGGATATTCATCCAATTGTAGAACAGATGGAGAAAGAATGGCCTGAGATGACTAAAGAATTTCGTAGGTTGCAGAAAGAACAATATGAATTATTTCTAAAAAAGCAGCATGATTATGGTCCTGGTAACATTTCTGTAGGAACACAACTACAGACAGAAGATGAAGTTCACCTATCACTTACTGGTCTATGGTTTCGTATGAATGATAAGATACAAAGATTGAAAACTCTATTGATGAGTGGTAGAGACAATGCAGTACAAGGAGAACCAATGGAAGATGCTTACTTAGATGTATCTAACTATGGTATTATGGCTACTATCGTAAAGAATGGTAAGTGGGGAAAATGAAGAAAATAAGCTACAGCCAATATTCAATGTGGGCTCAGTGTCCTCATAGATGGAAAACAGCGTATGTTGATGGACATAGAGAGTTTACAGAATCAATACATACTCTTTTTGGAACATCCATGCATGAGGTTATACAGACATTTCTAACTGTAATGTATGAAGATACTGCTAAACAAGCAGAGGCTTTACCATTAGAAGATATGTTGAGAATTAGGATGAAGAAGAACTATGAGTCTGCTATGATAAAAAATGGTGGGGTTGAGTTCTGTACACAGGCTGATATGGTAGAGTTCTATGGTCATGGTGTTTTGATATTAGAGTTCATTAAAAAGAAAAGAGCTCAATATTTTAGTAAGAAGGGTTACGAACTTATTGGTATAGAAGTTCCGCTAAATTATGATTTGCCCAATAATATAAAGTTCATAGGATATTTAGATATTGTTATAAGAGATACAGTTAGAGATGTGATTAAGATATATGATATTAAGACATCCACTATGGGTTGGAACAAATGGCAGAAAGCTGACAAACTAAAGAGTGACCAATTGTTATTATACAAACAATTCTACTCAAAACAATTTAATCATCCTTTAGATAAGATAGAGGTTGAATACTTTATTGTCAAACGAAAGCTGTATGAGAAATTAGACTTTCCTCAAAAGAGAGTACAGAAGTTTATACCTGCTAATGGTAAACCATCAATCAATCAGGTTACAAAAAGATTATCAGAATTTATGGAAGAGTGTTTTACTTCTGATGGAGAATATAATATTGAACATATTTATAGTAAAGTGGCATCTAAAAAGAATTGTAGGTTTTGTGATTTCAACCAAACAGAGTTTTGTGACGCGGGAGTAAAATAATGGTTAAAATAATATTAAGAATGAATCTAAGTGAATTTCTGAACAAGCCGCATGAAGAAGAAATAATTAATAAGCTACAAGAAATACATAAAGACTCCATAAAATACTATTTAAGCTTATGGTATGAGGATGGAGAACTTACAGCAAAAGACTTAAAAGAATTTGTATTAAAGCATGAATCTAATTTAAATCTAAAGACAACTATAAAAGTTGGTAGTCATCTTAAAATAAATGATTTTATTTGGTTTGATATTATTAATAAAAAATATACTAATAAGTCAGATAGGATTAGATTTCGGTATACTTATAATAGTGAAGACCAGCTGCTAAAAGCACTAGATGAATTTCATAAATGTGCTAAATTTTGTACATCAGACAAACCACCTAAAAGGCAAAAGAGGAATGACTATGAAAATAGCAATAGTAGGTAGTAGAAAGTATACAAATAAAAGAAGAATACAAGAGTTTGTTTTTAAGCTAAAACAAAAGTATAGTGATAAGTTAGAGATAGTAAGTGGTGGACAAAAAGATGGTGCTGATGGATATGCTAAAAAATATTCTTTAGAATTTGATATAAAATATTCAGAGTTTCCACCTGCTCATTATTCCTACAATCAACATTGTATTTTAGAAAGTTTTAAATATGGTAGACCATATGCCACGTGGCATTATCACGATAGAAATAAAAAGATAGTGGAATACTCTGATGTTGTGGTTGCATTCATTCCAAAAAATGTTGTATCTAAAGGCACGGAAAGTGCTTTAAAAGAAGCTGTAAAAAAAGAAAAAAAATATTGTATAATAAGTTAGTTCTTATATACTTATATACATATATACGGAGGAAATGTTATGTTGAAATTAACATCCGTGAAGTTATTAGACAATCTATATAAAAAATTCAAAATAAGCAATTTAGATGATAACTTTACATTACAAAAGCTAATAAATCGTTCAATGGATTTGTATGTTCATGACGATAATTTCAGAAAAAAAATAAATGATTGGCAAAATCTTAAACCAAGTGGGAGTGCACTATGAGTCTAAATTTTAGAGATGATTTAATAAAAGCTAGTGAGAAACAATTTGAAGCACAGATTGATAAACATAGAATCAATGTTGAAATATTGTTAGAAAATACAGTTGGTGTTGCTGAACATCCTGATATTATGGAAACCATAGAAAAAGAACTTGGTGTTATTTCTGAATATGAAGATAAGTTAGCAGTATTACGGAAGTATTTTAAAAGTGGTTGGGCTGCTGGTAAAAAGAAAGAGGTTTTAAATGGTTAAGAAAAAAATACTATTACTATCTGATGATTTAAGAATGTCATCTGGTGTTGGTACGATGTCAAGAGAGTTTGTAATGGGAACATTAAAACACTTTGATTGGGTGCAGATTGGTGGCGCAATCAAACATCCTGAAGAGGGTAAAATAATTGATATGAATGATTCAGTCCGTAAGGATACGGGTATTAAGGATGCTTATCTTAAAATATATCCTGTTAGCGGTTATGGTAATCCAGACTTAATTAGGTCGGTTATCAAAATGGAAGAAGGTATTGATGCTATTCTACATTATACAGATCCAAGGTTTTGGGGATGGTTGTATCAAATGGAGCATGAGCTGAGACAAACTACTCCTATTTTTTACTACAATATTTGGGATGACTTGCCATACCCAAGATGGAATGAACCATTTTATGAGAGTTGTGATTTGATTATGAACATATCAAAACAGACAGTTAATATCGTAGATAATGTTTGTCAGATAACACCAAGAGAAAGCTGGAATAATACCTATGTTCCACATGGAATTAATGAGAAAAACTTTTATCCTGTAACACCTTTGAATACAAAAGAATGGGGTGATTTATTACAATTTAGAAGAAATGTAACACAAAATAAAAATTATGATTTTATTATATTTTGGAACAATAGAAACATCAGAAGAAAATTACCTGGTGATGTTGTAATGGCTTATAAACAATTTTGTGATATGCTACCATCCAAACAGTCTAAGAAATGTGCATTAATAATGCACACACAACCACGTGATGAGAATGGTACAGATTTACCAGCATTGGTTAGTGAGCTTTGTCCTGATTATGATGTTATATTCTCACATAAAAAGTTGAATGACAAAGAGTTATGTTATTTGTACAATATGGCTGATGTTACGCTTAATATGGCTTCTAATGAGGGATTTGGGTTAGGAACTGCTGAGTCTTTAATGTGTGGAACACCAATATCAGTAAATGTTACTGGTGGGTTACAAGACCAATGTGGTTTTAGATTCAAAGGTAAATTATTGACTTATGAAGATTATAGTTGGGTTCACACATTACATGATGAAAAGAAATGGAAAGACAATTTAGATCTTACCCACGGAGAATGGGTAAAGCCTGTGTGGCCTTCTAATAGAAGCTTGCAAGGTTCTATACCAACACCATACATCTATGATGATAGGCCTCGTTCAGAAGATTTTGCTGATACCTTAAAA